AAGCCTCACCAAGAAGAAACAATTACTATTGATTTAGGCAACGGCTCAGATAGCATTTAATTAAGGCATAGCATGGCAAAGAAATTAAAAATAGCAGTTTCGGCAATATCTAAAAATGAAGCTCAATTTGTACAAAAATTTTGTGATTCAGCTAAAGATGCGGATTTAATTTGCATAGCCGATACTGGATCAACTGACGATACAGTTAAATTGGCTTTGGAATGTGGAGCAAAAGTTTACGATATTTGCATAAGTCCTTGGCGTTTTGATTTGGCTCGTAATGCCGGTTTAGCCTTGTTGCCTAGTGATATTGATATAGTAATTAGCTTAGACCTTGATGAAGTTTTAGAACCTGGTTGGCGTGAAGAAATTGAGCGTGTTTGGGAATTAGGGAAAACCACTCGTTTGAGATACAAATTTGACTGGGGTTGTGGAATTGCCTTTTATTACGAAAAGATTTTTTCTAGGCATGGCTATAGATTCCATCACCCTGTCCATGAATATCCTCGTCCTGATGGCAGAACCAATGAGATTTATGCCCATACGGATATGCTTTTGGTAAGCCACCATCCTGATCCAACCAAGTCTCGTGGTCAATATATGCCATTGCTTGAGTTGGCGGTCAAAGAAGACCCAAGATGCCCTAGAAACGCTTTTTACCATGCCAGAGAACTTACCTTCTATGCTCGTTGGCAAGAGGCTATAGAGGCTTTAAATCGTTATCTAGCCATGCCTGAAGCTACTTGGCCCAATGAACGATGCTATGCCATGAGGTTGCTAGGCAAATCCTATGATGAATTGGATATGCCACATGATGCTTTAAAGTGGTACAGACTGGCTTGTGCAGAAGCTCCAAATACTAGGGAGCCATGGTGCGAGTTGGCGACTGCAACTTACCGCTTAAGTATGTGGCCTGAGAGCTATGGAGCAGCACTTTCTGCCCTAAATATCACTGATAAACAGGCTGTTTACACCATGGACCCATCGGTTTGGACTGAAAAACCATACGATTACGCCAGTATTGCAGCTTGGAGGCTTGGATTGAAAGAACAGGCTATCGAATTCTGTAAGAAAGCTTTAGAATTCAACCCTACAGACACTCGTCTTTTGAGCAATCTCCAGCAAATGGAAGAAGTGACATGAGCAATTACCAAAGGCTTCGCACTCCGTTTACTAATATGTCCTTTACACCGGATGTACCTAGTAACGCTTTGGGGCCTAACGAATACAATTCTGGCCTCAATGTCGAGGCCGATGTTCGTGGAATTAAGAAAATCTTTGGTGAAGAGCAGATTTTAAGCACTGTTCCCAATAACCCCATCTTTATGGAAGGTGGCTTCCGTTCAGAAACCAATTGGGTTTATGTAGTTGCCACCCGCAATTCATCTAATCAGGGCAAATGGTACATGGTTACCACTGCTGGTGTTTCTAACATCACGCCTGGCGTAGGTGGAAATCCAAGCATTTACCTGTCTGGATATACAGAAGATATCAATATCACTACCTCTTGGGTTGGAAATGTGTTGTTCATCAATGACACACTCAATAACCCAATGTATTTCCTGCCAACAAACAACGAAATTACCATCACGCCTGACGCAAGTTGGAATTACGATGTTGGTGCAACAAGCACAAAAGCAGGGTTTGTCAGGAACTATTGTTCACCCAATGTGGGCAATATTCTGATTGCAGGAAACCTTACAAAAAGCATTTCTGGCACTGATTACAACTATCCAACAACTGTTCGTTGGTCACAGGCTTTTGCCAATCAGGGCTATCCCGCTACTTGGGAACCAACATTAAATAACGTGGCTAACGAGCAAGAAGTTCCTGTTCGTGGTCCATTAATTGATGGCTTTTTCTTGGGTGGTAACTTCTATGTGTGTTCCTATTGGGATACAGTAGTTTTCTCACCTATTGCCTATCAAAACTCAACTGCCCCTGTTTTTGGTGTCAGATTGCTAAACCAAGGCCGTGGTTTGATCAACAATAACTGTTGGACAAATACTGATGCTAATGTTTATGGCATTGATAGCCGAGACATTTGGGTATTTGATGGCTCAAACTTCACATCTATTGGCAATCAAAAGGTCAAAGATTACTTTTTCAACAATCTAAATCCAACCTACTTTGATCGTATTTTCATGGTGAACAATACTCAAAAGTATCAGATTGAGATTTATTACCCTGATTTGAACTCTACAGGCTATTGCAACCGGATGTTGTCCTACAGGTATGACCTGCAGATTTGGAACGCTCCAAAGCAGATTCAGAACGCTTGTATGGGCACTGAAGGACCAAAGGTTGTCAGTGGTGCATTTAACTTGGCCTCAAGGGTTGTTGCATACATACCTGGCGGTGCTGCAAGTCAAAAGTTAATCCAAACAAACATTGGCAATTCTTTCATTAATAGCACAGCAATTCCTGCTCAGTTTGAAAGAAACAACATGGTTTTACAGGCCGATACAGGTCCTGTGCCATATAGTTGCAAGACCTATGTTCACAGATTGTTGCCTGAAATTGCGGGTACTGGCGCAGTAAATATTACTGTTGGTGGAGCTAATTCAACTGCTCAAACGCCTACTTATGGTCAAGTTGGTACAGTCAATATTGACACTGACAATCCATGGGTGACCACTCAGCAAAATGCTGTACGGACTATTTCTGTCAAAGTAGATTCAAATGATGCAACAAATGCATGGAATCTGACTGCTTTGAACTGGCAAGCCACTGTTGTTGAGGACGCTTTCTAATGCCATTCGCACTAGATTCATCCCCAGAGCTATCGGAAATATCCGAGGCAATCAATTATTTGTTAGCCAACTTTGGCGCAAACATTGCTGCCGATCCAACAACAGGTCAAATTACTGGTCCTACAGGTATTGTTCTTGCTTATCTATACAAGTATTTGTCTGTTAAATATGCAGATAGTGCTGATGGCTCTTTGAACTTTGGCAACAGTCCGACCAACAAAGCTTATTACGGCTTACTAAATACTAATGATTCTGTAGAGTCTACAAATCCTGCTGATTACATTTGGTACAGAGTAACTGGTGGTTTTGGTACTACTAAGTTTTTCTTTTATCAAACAAATGGTGGAAGACAAATAACGATAGCAATTGCTACAACTGCTCCAACTGCAAAGTATGTTCAGGAAACAGGACCAGCAATTGACTTGGATGTTGTGACTACTGGTCAAGGAAATCAGGTTGCTTATCCAACTATTTACCAATGGACATTGACAAGCACTCCACCTGCTAGACCCACAACAACGACAACATTTACTTGGGCAACAGGTACATATACTGCGCCATCTGGTTGGACAACTACACCTGCAACAAACACAACGCCAGGCGCTTATCTTTGGGCCATTACTGTTCCCTTGTCTGCATCCACAAATGCCACAACATCTGTTTGTGATTGGACAAATACTTCTTATGCAATTTTTAATACTGCATACAATGGAACCGATGGTTCTACAGGGCCTTCAGGCACAAATGGTCTAAACTTTATTAATGCATATAAAGTACAAGATCAAGCATTAGCGGCTCCAACTTTTACAACACCTACTAGCGGTGCAAGCATTCCTAGTGGTTGGGTTGGCACTGCACCATCTGTTTCTGTTGGTCAAGTTCTTTGGTATTTGCAAGGCCAATACAATAGTTCTTCAGTCACTATCAATGGCATTGCTTCTAACACTACTGCTTGGACAGGACCTATTGCTGCAAGCATTTTCCAAGATATTCGTTCTGACAACTGGAATGGATCAAATCCACCTAGTGCGGCTTCAGTTGGAACTTGGGGTACTGCGGGTTATTACATTTCTCGTACCGATGGAAATATGTATGCCAACGGCTTTTATGCTCGTGGCGTAATGAAAGTTAATGGTGCTGTTTATAACCCTGGCTTGGGATATACAACCGCATTGGATGCAAACCCATCTGCTGGCTCATCAATTGGTGTGATTGGATATACCAATGTTTCTGGTGGATTTGGCATGGTTGGTTGGACAGAAAATGCTTTGGCTTATGCCGGTATTAATGGAACATCAACTCAAAATGGTTCTATTGGCGTACAAGCCAACAACACTGCAAATGGTATTGCTTTGGATGTCGCAGGAAAAATGCGTATTAGCAATAACACAGTAGTTACCAACTTGAATGCAAATTACTTGCAAGGTAATACTGCCGCATCATTTGTCCCATTAAATGGCGCATTAGGCACACCTTCTTCAGGTAGTTTAGTTAACTGTACATTTCCTACATTGAATCAAAACACAACAGGAAATGCGGCTACTGCAACTAATGCAAGTCAACTAGGTGGACTGTCTTCAAGTGCTTTTGTTCAAGTTGCAAGTGGTACATCAAATGGTAAATATCTTTACTATGTAAACAATACTGGCGCACCAAGTAATCCTGTAACTAGGGCGGCTTGGATTTTGGTTTCAACGAATGATGGGGCAACTGTTTATTTGCCTGGTTATATATAAGGATTAATATGAGAACTGTAACTATTCCTACTCAGACTGTTATTGAAAGCATTCAATCTTACAACTATCAAGTTGAAGGTTATGTTTATGTAGTAATAGGTGTTGGCAAAATGGTTGATGGCACATTTGTTTTTGATGTTCCACAACAGTTTGACAGTGTGTATATTATTGATACACCCGCAGTTATTGATCCAGAAACAAAGCAAGTTATAAAACCTGCCACCAATGATTTCACAGATTTAATGAATCAATATCCAAATGGCACATTTTCAACAGATGATTTGTGGCCTTACATTGATTTAGTACGTTCACGCAGATAAGGAAATATCATGGGAATGCCAACAATGCAAAACCAACAACCCCAGAACCAAGGTAAAGGGGTTAGTCCTGGCAATTATGGAAATCCATACATGGCGCAAAATAGTTGGCGGCCTATTGGTACTCCACAACAAAATACTGCACCACAACAACCCACTGCCCCACAACCTGGCAGTTTGGTAGTTCCATCCACGCTTGGACAAGGAACGGCTCAAGATAAAGCGAATTTTTATAACCAATCTTTGGGCCAAGGCTACGCTGATGCCGACATTCGCAATTCAATAAATAGTTCAATGGGTCAACAAACCGATGAAGATTGGACTAATTTACAGAAAATTGCTCAACAGTCTCAAACAAATCGTCAGCAACCACCACCTCAATTTCAGCAAAATCAGCCATTTTCTCAGCGTATGAACAGTGGAAAAGGTATGGGAAGCAATGTCACCATGCCAAGTCAAGGCGGTCAACCCAGAATGGGCCAACCAAATAACTATACAAACACCACTGGCAGATGGGATAATGCTCGCATATTCCCTCAACAATCTAGCCAAGCTTCTGGTGGCAAAGGTAAAGGATACTAATCATGGGATTTGGAAAAGGTTCAAGCTCATCACAAGCTACATTAACACCTGAACAAAGAGATGTTTTGTCCGTTCAAACGGATGCTTTAAAAAATACCTTTTTGCCAGCTTATCAAAACACCATTGGTGGTGCGGGTGGTGCTTACAACATTGCTAATCCTGCAGCTACCGAAGCGGCTCAAACTGCCATGGATGTGGCGGGTCAAACAGGCCAATTACAGCAAATGGGTGGCACAAATGCTTACCAACAAGGCATGGGTGGCATGGGCAACATGGCGGCTTACCAACAAGGTTTGGGCCAAGGTTTGACAGGAGCTGGCGCAGGTGGCTTGGGTCAATCTGCAGGAATGATGAGTGGTCTAGGCCAAGGTGCGGCTCAATATGGTTTGGGCGGTGCTATGGGATCGGGCGCTTTTGGTATGCAAAAAGGCCAAAACTTTGCCAATGTTGGTGGTCTTGGCACAATGAATGTGGCTGAAAATCAAGCCAATGTTGGTCAACAATTGCAAAACCAAGGTGCTTCTGCCTTGTCTCAATTGTTTAGCCCACAGTACAAGCAAGAGCAAATTAATGCTGCCATGCAACCTGCTCGTGAAGACATTCGTGAGCAATTGGGTGGTCAGAATGCCATGTTTGGCGGTGCAGGTGGTCTTGGTTCATCTCGCATGGCTTTGGCTAATCAGAACTTGTCACAATTGGGACAACAGCGTTTGGCTACTGCTGCCGCTACTGCCTCAGGAAATGTGGAAGCTCAACGCCAACAAGCCGCCAATGCTTTGATGGGTGCAGGTCAAGGTGCTTTGGGACAATCTGGCAATTTGTATCAGAACCTGACAGGCCAAGGCTTGGGTGCTGTTCAAGGTGCAGGTGGTCTGTATGGCAACATTTTTGGTCAAGGCGCAGGTCTAATGGGCCAAGGTGCTAATGCATATGGTCAGATTTTGAATGCCGGTCAAGGTGCTAACGCTGCTGCCCAACAAGGTTATGGCAACTTAGCGACTATGGGTCAACAAGGTCTTACAGGTGCTAATCAAGCGGCTGCGGCTCGTATTGGTTATGCCGGTACACCACAAGATGTGTTCTCAAAGTATGCATCTGTTATTTATGGTGTTCCACAAGCTTCTACAACACCTAACTTTGCCGGTACTCAGGGCCAGAATACATCTAGTTCTGGTAAAGGTTTTAAACTTTAAGGAGCCATCATGGATTTTGATTGGCAGAAATTTGTAAACCCTGCTCAATTTAGTAATGCTAATTACATTACTGATTTGAATCCTGCGGGTGGTATGGCAGGGGTTAGAGATTCTATCCCTGCGGCAGTAATGGGTGCGGCAGTGCCAGGCGCTCAAGGTGCAGAAATGCCATCCATGGGACAAGTTGTTCAAGGTGCTATTGCGCCACACATGAAGCGTTATCAACAGATTTCAAATGTTGCTTCTAAAGCAGGTATTTCATTGCCTTCTTTGCCAAGCTTAACCCCCGAAGCTCCCACTTATACTGGTGAGCAACACGATCCTAATTGGTGATTAATATGCCAGCAATAATGCCACCTGAAGATACTATTGCACCTGAAGCGCCAGTAGCTCCTGCTCCTGTTTCGCCTAAAGTTGTTTCACCTTTTGACTCAACAACTCAAAATTCTTTGTCTACATTGGATCGTGTAATTAATGGCAAAGGTGATGAGAATGATCGCAAAGCAGTAACAAATATTGTTGCTCAAAAAAATGCGGCTGATCAAGAGGGCCATTTAAACACTCACACAAAATGGGGTCCATTGGTTGCTGCTTTATTGATGCGTCAATACGATAAAGTAATGAATCTTTACAATGGTGGTGATACTCGATTTGAAGAAGGTCGTACTGCTGACAATCAACGGATTTTTAAGCAATATAACCAGCGTGGTTTTACTGGTGTTTATGCAAATCCTGATGGTTCTTTAGTTGATCCTAAAGTTGCTAAAGAATTAGAAGATAAAGGTGTTATTACCGCTTCTGATCAACGAGCATTACAAACTGCGGCTTATCAGAATGTACAAGCTGATGCTGTTGCTCGTGCTACTGGTTTGCGTGTGCCTGTTATTCAGGCCATGGACAATGCTTATAAAACAAGCAACATCATGTCTCAGTACAACAATTTGTTGGCAGAGCGTGACAGTATCAAAAGTAAAGCTATAGATATTATCTCTAAGCTTCCTGCTGCTCAACGTGCAGATATTTTTGGCTTTAAAACAGGTCTTAAAACTGAGAACAAGGGTACAACTGCAGGTCAAACTGAAAGCAAGTCTGGTTCGTTTACTGGTACTCAGACAGAAAACAAAAATGTCAATGTTGATTTAACAGGTGGCATGAAAGGTGGACAAGGCGCAGGTGGTGCGGCTATTCCTCCTAAGTTTGGTGGCGGTGTCGGTATTGGTGCTTCTACTGGTGCTACAAACCAATCTACTGCTAGTGGCAACTTGGGTGCTGAAAATACTGTTTCTGCTTCTGCTGGACAACAACAGCAAGAAGATGTGATGAGCAAGATTCAGCGTTACACCCAAAACGCTATTAAAGATGAAAAAGAATTTAAAGATGTTCAGCGTTGGTTGCAATTAACTCAGAAAATTCAGGAAATTCATTCAAGCATTCCTCCTGAAATGATGGCTCCTGGCTCAAGAGCTGTTCCTACAGAAGCTTTAGGATTTGTTAGTGGGGCTGATGCAAGAGTTAACAGTCTTGAAGCTCAACGCAATAATGCTTTGGCTTCTGCTTGGTCTTCTTTTGTTGCTAAAAAAGTTAGAGATAACAAATTTGAAGGTGCAGAAGCTGTAAGAGAAGAATTTATGAATACCAATACTTACAAAGGTATTGATTACAAATATGATTCTGCAATAAAGTCAGAAAGAACTGGCAAGCCACATCAACCTAAAACTGGTGATATTGCTGTAGGTTCAGATAATCGTCCAAGAATTTTTAAAGATGGAAAATGGGAGTCATTAAATGAGCGATAACGATATTAATGATTTCTTTAGCCGATATGGTTCTAATCAATCTACTGAAGAACCTAAAGCTGAAACAGAAGGAAAAAAACCTTCTAATGTTCAGGCACGAAAAATAACAAATGCACCATCTGCATCTGTTCCTACGCCTACTGTTCCTGAAAGACCATTAGCCGAACCTGATCAGCGTCAGATTGATCAAGCAGCTCTTGCTCAACAAGCTCAAACAGGATTAAAACAAGCAGGTCCTCCTCAAGCAGCTTCACCTGTTGATTCATTGTCAAGCATGGGCAAAGATTTATTACCTTATGTTTTACCATTTGCAGGTGGTTTAGCCGCCAAAGCTTTGTGGGATAAGTTTAGTAAAGGCGGTGGTGGTGATGGTGGCCCTCCACCCCCACCTAGTGGTCCTACACATAAAGAATTGATTGAAGCTGAAAAGCTAAAACAAGAAGTATTAAAGACAAAGCAAGCTGAAATTGCTCATCAAAATTTTATTGCTAAAAATACTCTTACTGAATCTGAGCAACTCTTTGGTCGTAAAGCTAAAGATGCGACAGAACTAAGATTAATGGACAAAGCATATGAACAACAAAAAGGTGTGGCTGGTGCTGCCTCTCCTCCTGCCGCTACTCCTGCTGCGCCTGTTGCGCCGAGTGCTGGTCCTGCTCCTGCCCCTGCTCCTAGTGCTGCTCCTGCTTCTACTGCTCCTGCCCCTGCTCCAACAGCACCTGCACCTGCCGTTCAATCTGCTCCAATAAATCAGGCTCCATCTACTTCGCCTAATCAACCTGCACAGGTTTTGGCTACCGCGGAGACTCCTGCCGCTGTTGAACAAGCTGTTGTAAAGCAAGAAAAAATTAAAAAAGCTGTTGAACCACCACCAACAGGAATGAAACCGCAATACACCAAGAAAAAAGGTGAAATGGGTCCTGGTGGATACAACTGGTTTGCTAGTCAAGTTGGTCACGAAGAAGCTCCTGCTCGTTGGGAAGAACAATATGGAAAAAGAAATGTTCCATACGAGCAAGTACAACAAGAATATCAAGCTACTCGTTATCCACCAACTCCTAAAACTATTGAAGGAAAAAGTGGTGGCGCATTTGGGAAACCTGAATTTATTCCAGAACACATTCGTGGTTCTAGCAATTTAAAAGGGTTAGCAGGTTTGGCTGGAACGGCAGGTCTTTTAATGGCTGCTGCAAGTCCTGAATCTCAGGCCGCTATGACTCGTGCTTCTGAAGCAATTAAAGATATTGGAATTTCACCTGAAGCTATATTGCGTGGCAAGGGTGATGAATTAGGTCGCATGGGCAATGCTTATGTCACCGCAGGAAATCCAAATTATTTGCGTGAACTTCAATCTCAAATTGATGTTGAAAAAAATCCTGAACGCAAAAAAGTTTTGTTAAGAGAATTACAAAAAATTGGAGGTAGTGGCGCAGGTCGTGGCATTGCTCCTCCATCTGCTTACATGAGGTAAATCATGGATGAAAAAGTCACACACGAACAAATCTACGAAAGACTGCTTGCAGTTGAAACTAAGGTAGATGAGATAGATAAGAACACTAAAGGTCTTGTAGAGGCTATTGATGCCTTGCAAGGTGCTTTTAAGGTTCTTGGTTGGGTTGCTTCATTAGCCAAGCCTTTGTTATGGGTTGGTGGTTTAGTTATGGCGGCTGGTGCTATCTGGCAGACATGGATTAAAAAATGAAAGATTGGGCTGTTGCGATTATTGCTTCAGCCCTTCTTATTTTGACTGTTGCTTGGTGCTTTTACATCGTTATTTGGGCATTTCCGTGAAATGGATATTTGCAATTGTTTTAACTTTATCGTTTCACTCTACCGGCAAAGATGTTTGTAGTGTTAGCGACTTTTATTCAATTGCTTGGTCTATACATGACCCAACTGAAAGACATAAAAAAATGACTGAGTGGTTAATAAAAAGTCAGAACTTATGTAAAAGTACCGACTTTATTATCATCTGGAACAACATAAGCGAGTGGGGTGGAACCGCAGATAGTCACAGTTTAAGAGGACTGATTATTTCTGGTTATGAATTAGCACTTGAGCGAGAGAAAAAATGATACACATGCACAAATGGTATCCGTTTGTGTATCCCAAAGAATACGATGTAAGAGCAATTGCTCATGAGAAGCGAACTGAAAGATTAGAAGCTGAACAAAAAGAAGAAGAAAAAGCACAAAAGGTTCGTGATGTAGTTGAAGCGTATGACCTTGAGCTGTACAACAAACGAGCCGCACAAAATACTGTTGAACTTGAAATGTTTAAAGACAGAAAACGATTTGATAAATTTGTTTAGGAGTAAAAATGGACGACATTAAAAGCAAATTGACTTATTCAGTAACTTTGATGGTTAGTGCAACTCTTTGTGTTTCTATTCTTGCCATGGTTACTGCGTTTATGCTTGGATTATGGGCAAAACAGGTTGATAACCATGAAATCTTCAAACTGATTAGCCCTGCTTTTCAGACTATTATTGGTGGCTTCATCGGATTATTGGCGGGTGTAAAGCTCTCGCACGATGAACATAAATGTAAACAGTGTGAGGAATAATCATGTTTGAAATGTTATCTGGTGGTTTGTTAGGTTCTATCTTTGGTGGTGTATTTCGTTTAGCCCCTGAAGTATTAAAGTGGCTTGATAAGAAAAATGAGCGTGAGCATGAACTTGCCATGTTCAAAAACCAATGTGAATTGGAAGCACAGCGTGGTCAACAAAAGTTGGCTGAGATTGGCGCACAGCGTGAAGCGGCAGTTGATGTTGGCGTGATGGATGCCTTTAACAGTGCTATTCAACAGCAAGCAGAGATGGTTAAAGCTGCCGGTGGATGGGTGGCTAGTCTTTCAGCTTCTGTGCGTCCAGTGGTCACATATTGGGTCTTATTGATCTATTCATTTATCCACATATGGTTTGCGTACAACGCATGGGTTATGGGTTCACCTCCCACTGAAGTGTTCAAGACAATGATGACACCAGACTTTTCTGCATTACTGGCTGGCACAATCAATTACTGGTTCCTTGATCGCACTTTGTCTAAGCGTGGGTTATGAACTTAGAGATTGCTGCGAAACTATGTATGCAGTTTGAAGGGTTTAGAAGTAAGCCCTATCTCTGTCCTGCAGGTATTCCCACCATTGGATATGGGAGTACATACTACTCTAACGGCACAAAAGTTACCCTTGCAGATTCTCCACTAGATGAAGGAAATGCTAGGAAGTTGTTAATGGATGAGCTTAACCACACTTACTTGCCGGCTGTTATTAGAAACTGTCCGATTCTTGCAACAGATGAGCGTAGACTTAATGCAGTAGTAGATTTCTGCTATAACCTCGGCACTGGAAGACTGCAGACAAGCACTTTAAAAAGAAAGATTAATGCCCAAGACTGGGAAGGTGCTAAAGAAGAGTTAATGAAATGGTCAAAAGCTGGTGGTAAGGTTTTGCCTGGTTTGCTTAAAAGAAGACAGGCCGAATGTAACTTTATGTAATTGATATGCCCAATATTCCAAGCCCTGATGACGCAAAGTTGTTTGCACAAAGTGTCAAGAAGTGGCAACAGATATTAAGCCTTGGTGATTGGCGTATTGAAAAGGGCATGAAACCTGCAAAACAAGCCATGGCTTCTGTCGAGTTTAATGACTCTGCGAGACTTGCAACTTACAGATTGGGTGACTTTGGTGCTGAAAAGATAACACCAGATTCCCTTGATAAAACTGCTTTACATGAGCTACTCCATGTATTTCTGCATGATTTGATGATGGTAGCAACAGACCCAAAATCCTCTGATGAGGACATTGAAATGCAAGAGCATAGGGTTATCAATCTGCTAGAAAACTTGTTGTTTAAGGATTGCAATGGCATCTAAAAACCATAGTGAGAAATGTTCTGACGAAGACTTCATTGCTTTATGGCAAAAACATCAATCAGTTGCAAAAATGGCAAAGATTCTTCAAGTTTCAGAAAGATCTGTTCATTCCCGCAGACGCAACATTGAAAAGTTCCATGAAACTAAGTTGCCATCATCTGATTTCAGGGGTGCTATGTATGACGCGCAGCAAAAATCTCATTCACCTTTAAAACAAATTAATCTTGGCATAGAGGACGGAACAGTACTGGTGTTCTCTGATGCCCACTTCATACCAGGTCAACGCTCTACGGCCTTTAAAGGGCTTTTATGGGCTATCCAAGAGTTCAAGCCTAAAGCAATTATCTGTAATGGTGACGCATTTGATGGTGCTTCGATCTCTCGCCATGATGTTACCGAGATGCCTCAGACTTCTGTTATCCAAGAATTAAAGGCTTGTCAGGGTGCTTTGGATGAAATTGAGGAACTTGCAAAAAGTGTTCGGCACAATGTAAAGCTAGTGTTTACATGGGGCAACCATGACATTCGATTTGGCAATCGTTTGGCACAACACGCACCACAATTTAAAGAAGTTCAAGGCTTTAAGTTGACGGACCACATTACCAATTGGGACTTTTGTTGGGCAGTATGGCCTACCGACAGGGTCATTATTAAGCACCGATACAAGGGTGGAGTTCATGCAGCACACAACAACACTGTTAACGCTGGCGTATCTATTGTTACTGGGCATCTTCATTCTTTAAAAGTAACGCCATTTAGCGATTACAACGGAAACAGGTTTGGTGTTGATACAGGAACACTGGCAGAACCAGATGGTCCACAGTTTACTTATAGTGAACTTAATCCCTCTAATCACAGGTCAGGCTTTGCAGTTCTGACCTTTTTTAATGGTCGATTGCTTTGGCCTGAGTTGGTCCATAAATTTGATGAGGGGCTTGTCGAGTTTAGGGGTGAAGTGATTGATGTGAGTGAGCTATGAGCGCTTGGCTAATCATTTTCACAGGCGCAATCTACGCCTACATTGCCGGTGAACAGCTATGGAAAGATAACCCACACATGGCAATTGTTTATGCGGGTTATGCTTTTAGTAATGTGGGTCTATATTTACTTGCTAAGTAATGTCTTTTTTGAAGACACCATTAGGTAAAAGAGTACCCCTACGATTCTTGATCTGATCGTATGCAACTTCCATACAGTCTACCAGATTGATGTTCTGTAGAGCACAATAATTAATGAGACAGACCATGACATCACCAACAGCGTCTACGATGGCCTCTTGATCGTGTTTGATGGTGGCATCGGCTAGTTCTCCCATTTCTGAAATGGCTTTGAGCAACTGAACTTCTGAAGTGCTGTTAGGAATAATCTTGCGAGCTTCGGCCCACTGGATTATTTTCATTTCTACTTGTGCGTAACTCATTCGTTGTCCTCCAAAAATGGGTCACCAAAGTTGGACATTATTCCAGTTTTGGTATTAAGTAAGTGGTCACCTTGTTTAACAATCATGTCCCCATTAGGGGTAATATAATTATCACCGACTTTGGTGAAAACTTGTCCATCTTCTGATAGTCGAATTGCTCCGGTATCAGCGTAAAACTTGCCAGAAAACTTATCAATAATTGATCTCATACTATCCTCCATACAGTCATGTTGCGACCATTAGGACCCTTGACACGGATTCCTGAGTCCTCAATTAACCCTTTTTCTACCAGTG